CCACCATGGAATGAAAATGATTTGGGAGACGATGAAGATGAATTATTGAATGAAAAAATAAATAAAAATACATATAAAAAATATTGGTGGGATTTATATGAAATGAAAAATCTTGAAAATCAAAATAATGATATGATAGGATTTATCGATTCTAAATATCTAGAACACACAATATAATTTATACTTCAGCTAGAGGATATGGATCATTAAAATTATTATTTTCTAATTTGCTATCTTCTAAATTTCGAATATGGTTAAAAAATTTAGCATTATAACCACATGCGGTTGAATCTTTATATGCCCAAAATAGTTGATTTGCGATGTAAACATTCCCTCTAAAAGGAACATTGATACTTTTATAAAAATCTTCCCATGTGTTAATATTGTAAATTTTTTGGATATCAGAGTGAAATTTCTTTCTAATTTCTGGGTCTGGTTTTCCATAATAATAATCATGAATTTGTGCTACATCAGATAATGATTTTCCAGAAGGTCTAGCAATTTTATTTAAGAAATATAGATTAAAAACTAATAATCTTTTACCAACCGCAACCGCATCAAATGAAGATTGTAATTTTACTGGATCTTGGAAGAAAAATCCATTTTGTGCTTTATGGAAAGTGGGATTAGCCAATAAAATCCAATAAATATTTCTTTTGAATGCTTCTTCCAAATAATAATTTTTAATATCATCCCATGAATATTTTTCTGTAATTGAAAAATATGTCAAAAATTTACCCAAATTTTCAATCTTTCTTTTGTGTCTATTCTTTCTATCACTTTTAAATATTCTAATTTGTTCTTCCGCCATTTCTTTAACATCTGGAAAATCCAAACTCATTTGATAAAATAATCTATGAACTAAACAATATGTTTCTAGAGCTTTTATAGAAATATATAAATCTCCCTTCATCATTTCAACAACAATCGAAGATAACAAAGTAGAAAATAAATCTAAAATCCATGTTGTATTAAATTTAATAGTTTTTAATTTTCGTTTATAATAATTATCAAGCATTCTTTTATAACTGAAAAATGGTTTTTTATCATTATTTAAATTATATTGATTTTGTTTTTCATATTCAACATTTTCAATTAATATTTTTTCCAAACTTGTATTATCCGAAATTTCAATTTTTCGATCTGTATATAATTTTGTAATTCTTTTTATTAATTCTTCTTTATTTCTATTATAATGTTTATCTGTCAAATATAATGGTATCCATACTTGAAATTTTTGATTCCATACCGATAATCTAACATTTTCTTCTTCGAAAGCTTCAAATGAAAGTAAATCCATCGGTGTAGTCATTGTTTTAATTGTTTCTGTGTTTTTGAAAAAAGATACTGATATTGGTAATCCCAATGGTGTTTCTAAATAACTTTTACGATTAAAATAACATATCAATTCTTTTTGTTCCCAAAAATACGGATTATAATACAATTTCGCAAATTGACTAGAATATTCACTTAATTGTGATCTTTCTTTATAAGTTAATTTATCAATTATTTTTATAAATAATTCCCACGGTAATGATATTAAATCATCTACTAATTTATAAATATTATCATCGTGTTTTATTTGTTTATTATTTTGTTCATTATGTTGTTCATTATGTTGTTCATTATGTTGTTCATTATTTAAATTATCTAATATTTTTGGTTTCAAATCCTCTAAATATCCGAGTGAAACAATCAATAAAATTGTATCTCTTTTTGATTTTAATGACTGTGTTTTTTTGATAGTATATTTAATTAATTCATGTGGATTGTCATATGGTATTAATGTTTCCATATTAACTGATAATTCAGAAGATAAATAAGATTTATTCCATTGTTCAACATATTCATGAACAAAATTATGTTCTATAAATAATTTTTTAATTTTATCATCTAGAATAATTATTTTTTTAATTTGTTCATAATTATCTTGACAATTTTGACATCCATGCAATTCTAGACAACTTATAAATGTTAATGAACATGTACAATGACATTTAGCTAATCCTAGTGGTTCTAATATATTTATAAATTCATCTTTTAATTTATTGTTCATTGTATGTATTATTTTTGCTATTTTTTTACCAGTATCACTTGAATATTCATTAACCAAATTATTTCCAAGTTCGTTAAAATAATAATTTACCCTTTGCTTATCTATCCTTTTTCCATTATCAAAATTTGAAAATTTGAAATATTCTAGAGCTTTATTTATTTTATCATTCCCTAAATTATCAATCCATTCCCAATACTTTGTCATATCACTTTCATCATTGGAAATCATAAATGGTAATTTATAAATTCTTCTTTCCGGAATAATACATGATAATTCCGGATACGGTTTTGAAAATGTATGAGAACATTTATTACAATTTAAATTTTGTGCTGTTCTAAATGCTTCTTCAATGTGATTTTCAATTGTACTTGTTAGAAAATTATTCGCATCCGCATTGAAATAAAAAGTATTAAATTTTGTTCCATCCAAATATTCAATTTCATCCTCAAATAAAAATGTTTCTAATTGTGTTAATATTGTTTTAACTGTATATGATGATGACCATCCTGAAAATGGAACTGACCCCTTCGGATGATATCCACCTGTTCCTAGTAAATCTAAACATATATTACCACTTTGACCATTCCATCCATATTGAACATTACTATGATTTATTTTACTTAAAATATTAACTGTCGGAGGACTATGTGGATATTTATCATTAAATTGAATTTCATAATGTAATATTAATCCTTGAAATCTACCATGTGTCGCAACTAAATTACCATGCCAAATCATATAATTATCATCTATTGGAATAATTGCCCATTTATCAACATCATCTAACAACTCCAAATAATCTTTTCTTAAACGATTTTTAGCCGTCATTCATATAATTACAATTATTCAAAAATTTAAATTCAATTTTTTTATTTCAATTTTTTTATTTCAATTTTTCTAAATTCTAAAAATATAAAAAACATAATCACAATTTATTTATTTATTTATTTATTTATTTATTTATTTATTTATTTATTTATTTATTTCTGTTAACTTTCTTTACTCCATTTTTTGTATTTTTAATAGGTTTATCATTTTCTTCATCATCACTACTTGATTCTTGTTCACTATCATTAATTTCTAATTCATCATCTTCTTCATCTTCTTCTTCATCTTCTTCTTCATCTGTTTTTTCGTCATCTGTCTTTTCTTCAGCTTCTTCTTCATCTTCTTCTTCATCATCTGTTTTTTCATCTTCAGTTATTTCATTTTGATTATTTTCAGTTGATTGTGATTTTTCTAAATTGTCTTCAATAAATTGGTCTTCAAATTCTCCACTTAAAAGAATCGCACTAATCATAATATGATTATCATTATATTCGAATTTACGTCCTAAGACTCGAACCTTAATTTTCATACCATCCTTCAATAAGAAAAACTTTTTATTTTCATAATGTTTTTGTGTCGCTAAAAATATTTGTAATGGATTATCATTATCTTCAACATTACAAAAAGCACCCGCTTTATTTATACTATTAATCACACATTTAATTTCCATCCCCGGAACAGGATTACAAATATCAGCTTTATAAACAATATCATAATTAATACCACCACTAAAATGACTTCTATCTAATTTACCCAAACTACGTTCAATTATCTCAACACTATCTTTTCGCACATATCCTTCTTTAATACATTTTCCTTCAACATCTTGTTTTAATCTAGCTAATAAAATTTGATTAATATCTTTCCCAGAATCTAAACTACTCAATTGTAATCTATATTTAAGTATATTTTGATTGTAAATATTTGACATCTCTTATTATTTTATTTTGATTTTTATTTTTATTTAAACTTAATATAATTAACTTTATAATAATTTACTTTATTATATTCAATTTTTTTATTTTTATAATTTATATCCCGTTTTCATATTTATGAATTTTTTTAATTTTAATTAGAAAAAAATAATGTTCGATATATTAGAAGTTTAATATAAATTATATACATCTAGATTTTCTTATATACAATTAATTATTTTTATGAAATATCCATATTTTTTAACTAAATTTTTATTATTAAAATATTCAAAATGTGAAATTTTATTTGGAAGTTCTGGTAATAATTTTAATTTATTATTTCCACAATAAAGACGCTCGAGTCCTTTAGGAAGTTCTGGTAATAATCTTAATTTATTATTTTCACAATAAAGTTCTTTAAGTGAATAAGGAAGTTCTGGTAATACACTTAATTGATTACCAGAACACCATAAAATTTCAAGTGAATCTGGTAATTGTGGTAATAATGTTAATTGATTACCTTCACACCTAAGTAATTGAAGTGAATTTGGAAGTTCAGGTAATACAATTAATTGATTTCCTTCACACCAAAGTGATTGAAGTGAATCTGGTAATTTTGGTAATAATGTTAATTGATTACCACAACAACTAATTATTTTTAGTGAATTAGGGAATAATTTGATTGAAGTTAATCTATTCCAATAACACGAAAATGTTTCAAGTGTTGATGGGAGTTCTGGTAATGAAGTTAATAAATGTCCTGAACAACTAAGATGTACGAGTGATTGTGGAAGTTCTGGCATTTCTGTAATTTTATTTTTGTTACCTTTACGTATTTATTTTACACACAGTCAATGAATCAACATCATTATAATTTGTTATATCATTAAATTTTTTGAATACATGTGTTTCATTATTATTTTTATATTTAATTTCTATAGGCATTTAATAAATATTTTTACACCATTGAAACTATTTTTATATTTATTTTAATTTTTATTTATTTTAATTTTTATGTAAAAGATAAAAAAATGAATGTATAAACATACAATTAACTTTAACAACTCTAATTAACAAAATTAAACTTTATACAATAACTAAAATCTAAACATGTTGGTATAGATTCATTTTCGATAATTTTTATTGATTTCTTATCTATTTTTTCATTCCCATAAATAACATTTTTAATTTTATCTATTGTATCCAATGTTCTCTCCATATTATAAATTGTTATACCATTATCAAACCAAACATCATATTTTATATAAGCATCATGTGTTAAATCTTTCATTTCCTCATATATAGGATTTATTAAACAACCATATTCATCAACTATTTGTTCATTCAACATATCCATAATCAATTCTTTAGGTAGATTTTCTAATTTTACATCTTTACCATAATATTCAATATTTCCATATGTGTCATCAGATGATAAATTTTTCAAAAAACTTCCATCAAAAGTTCTAATATTTAATTTATTTTTTTTTGAATTTTTTTTT